TTAGAGATGGTTTGAGTAATCAGACTTTCAGAATGGGAGAAGAGACGAAGAACTATTACTGCTGGTGCAAAATGATACCAGAGGTAAACACGAAGAATGTAAGAGTACACTGATATGCCACAAAAAAAATTACAGAAAAAATCCATATACGCTGAGTACGACGAAGACGGCGACGGCATTGTTTCTGATGAGGAGTTAGCACATGCCGCAGAAATCAAAAGTCTTGAACACGACTTACGCAAGCAGAGGGCACAGCGACGAATGGCTACTGCGTGTCTCATTGCTATGGGTGCTTTTACTGCCGCTATGTTTGTGGTTCCTATTGATAGAGTCGAAGCCCTCGCTGATATATCCAATCTTTTTTACCTTACTGGCGGTGGTGTCGTTTCTGTATACATGGGTGCGTCGGCTATAATGAACAGAAACGGAGGTAAGTAATGTTTGAATTATCTGAAAGAAGTTTATCTAAATTAGAAGGTGTAAATCAAAACCTTGTGCTTGTTGTCAAGGAGGCTATCACACTAACCAAAGTAGATTTTGGCGTGATATGTGGACTACGAACACAAGAAGAGCAAGAAGCACTTGTTGCAAAAGGTGCGTCTCAAACTATGAAGTCAAAGCATTTGGAGGGAAACGCTGTAGACTTGATGGCTTACTTAGATGGTCGTGGCACATGGGAGTTAAATGTTTACGACGAAGTAGCGGACGCAATGAAACAAGCCGCCAGGGAACTAGAAGTAACGATTCGTTGGGGAGGAGCTTGGACAGTCGCAAGTCTTGGAGATTACAATGGGACGAGCGAAGATGCCATGATGGAGTATATTGATATTAGGAGGTCGCAAGGTAAAAGACCATTTATCGACGCACCTCACTTTGAACTAATGGAGATATAATGGCAGAACCAGTATTAAAAATAACAAGTGCCAAGAGAGGAACAAGGTCTACTGGCAATGTGAGCAAAGCAAGCAGACCAACATCATTTGCGAAGGGTGGTCGCAAGGGGAACATGATGGTTAAGCCATGTCCTTGTGTACTAAAAAAGAAGTAATGACTTATGGACCCAATAACTATAGCTGTAGGAGCATTTACCGCCCTTAAATCTGGCATCAATGCTGGAAAAGAAATACATTCTATGGGCAAAGATTTAGCAAGACTATGGCATGCTATAGATGACGTGGAAGCAGAGCACAATAAAGAAAAGAAAAAGATATTTCGTTCAGTAGAAGAAGAGGCAATGGATACTTTTTTGGCTAAACAAAAAGCCAAAGATTTAGAAGACCAATTACGTCAGATAATTATATTGACCAGAGGTGTTGGGGCTTGGGCTGAACTGGTAAAGATGAGAGGGGACATAAGGGTAAAGAGACAAGAGGAAAGAGCAAGGCTCAAGAAAGAAAGAGAGGAGCTTATCCAAGCTATTGTAATAATTTTTATTGTTATTGGTGTTGCTGTTACTCTTGTTCTTGTGTTTGGAATGCTATATGCACCACATAAAATTAAGAGCCTCTTAAATCTAGCTGAGTCATTATACTCCTCATTTTCATTTCTAGTGTAATCTCGTCCCACGTCTCGTCGTTGTCGATAATAAAGTCTGCGTCTAGTTCTTCCCAAGAATCGAAACTACTTGAGTGACTGTCTTCTTTCGTTGCGTTCCTTTTCAAACCTATTATTACTCCGTTCAACTCTCGCACCCTCTTCAATTCGTTGGGAAACCTCGTATCGTCTACGACCACGGAACTGTTCATAGTTAGGTTTTGTTGAACTATCTCTGCCCATCTGTTCAACCATAAGTTTTCGCTTATTAGGGAGCGACCCCATTCCGTTCCCAAAGTTTGCATCGCCCATCTTGGTGTCCTTCCATCTAATATTGCACAAGGCACATCTTTGAGATGTCCCTCAATGTGGTTATCATTTAGACCTAGCGTCCTTATCATTTCCTTTATAGGCGTAGCCATCTTTACTTTGACGTAGCCATAACGTGAGCAAAGAAGGTCTGCACAAAAAGTTTTGCCTGACCCTTCTTTCCCACTAAAACTTACAAGCCTAGGTTTCATTTATATTATCCACTTTTAACCTATAAAGGTCGTCCTGGAGGTGTCTTAACTTGTCGATAGCCCTTCGTCGTTCCTTCTGTAAATCACCTTTTGTTGTCACGCTAGACTGAGTAATCTCAAACTCGATATCAGAAATCCTATCTCTAATGCGAGTTATCTCATGTTCTAACTTTAACAACTTACTTTGGGAGAGGCTCATATCTAATCCAGTCTTCACAGATTTCGCCACAACCTTTGCTACAGACCCAATCCGCTGAGTCGATTTGGGCTTTGCTATTCCCACAAGTCCTCTTGGTTCTTTCTGGCTCTTTGCCATGCCAACAGACTTCCCTCTTAAAACAACCTCTGCATCTCCAATCGCTTTCATCTTTAGACAACTTCCTTCCTAGTCCATTGATTACATCTTCAACTTTTTGTCGCAGACTGTTGTAGTAAAATATATCGAAAGCAATCCACTCATGGTGGTATTGCGAATTGTTCTTGTTGTAAGAAACAAGAACTGCTTTCTGACATTCTGAAAGACCCATAAGATATTGCATCTGTGCAAAGTATTGGGGGTGGCTTAGCTTTACACCCTTCTTCACAAAGTCCTTAAACTTTTGGTCGTTCATAGATTTAATCTCAAGTATTGCTGATGAGCCGTCATGTAATTCCATGAGACCATCTGCGTTGCCCATAGCATTTCCTTCGTAGTCAGTGTATCTCCACTGCTTTCCAGACATGGGGTCTTTTTCCATGATGTGCATGCCAGCTTTTGTCATGTCAGAAATAACGACATTCTCAATCCTATGACCATCACGAAAAATTCTTTTTAGTTGTTGGTCAGGCTCTGTGTTTGGATATCCTCTGTGACTAAAAGAAAGATATGCAGTGCACTCGTTGCCTATTGACGAAGCTCCAATGTATGCTCTCGTCTCTCCATCATCTAAATTTTCAAAGTATTCGTTAATTTTTTTTGTGATGTCCATAAATCAAATAGGGGGGCAAAGCCCCCCTATCCTTCTTAAAAAGGTATTTCGTCGTCGTCTTCCGCAACCTTCTTAGTCTGGTCGTCCTGACCTGAAGAGGAGGAAGCCTCCAAGCCATCAGACTTAGGAGGATTGAAAGTAGCGTCAGCGTTCATAGGTGGAATGAAACTCTTCAGCTTTGACCCCACACGTTGTTGACCATCTTTAGTGTAAGTATCTTCAACGACTCTGATACCCACTTTCAATCCTACCATAGAATCAATGCCGTGTTGTCCTATGTTATCAGGGTCTTTGTGACCGCCATGCACAAGCAGTGCCTTCAACTCTGAACGACCAATTCTTGTATTCTCAGTAGAGTTTGGATTGTGAATAGTTATCCACTTCCTAAGTGTTTGCTTATCAGCATTCTCTACTGTAACCATAATTTGAGATGCACCAGTTTTAGTTTTGGTCATCTCTGCACCAGTTACTGTTGCGACATGGTCGCCCACTGGTATTACGCTTGAGCCAGAGGAAAACTCTACATTGCTCAAGTCTAAAGCGTTGAAATTAAAAGACATTATTTACTCCCTTCTTTTCTTTTATTAAATTCATCGTCGTTCATGTCCATCTTCTTGAACAAGTTGATGATGTTTCCAGTTTGTTCGACTGCATTGAGCCTTCGTTTTTCGTCACGAACCTTACCCTTCCAGCCACGATACTCGTCGGTAATCACATACCTAATAACCTTCCCATCTGTGTTTGATGCACCACTAGCAGTATGTCTTACGGCACAGAAAACATTATCAAATATTCCAGGAAGCTGTTGTTGAGTGGACTTACCAGAGACCATAGCCCAATATTCAATATTGCCATTATCATCTTGCGACTCCTTCGCTAGAGCGGTGACTAAAAAATGACAAGGTGTATCTCTTAGTTGCTTACAAGCACCTATGATTTGCACTCCATGTTGAGCATAAACTTGAAAGCCATTCTTAGCTTTGTTGTTTTCATTGGCTTCTTTCTCAGCACAATAGTCGGCATAAGCTAAGCTCATGTCTGATAATTCAGTCAGACTGTCAATGCCAATCCACTTGTAGTCGTTCTTCTTGAAATCATCAGAACGAATCCAGTTAAAGATATCGACAAAAGAATATTCTCCCTTGTCAGGATTGGTATCTCCAGCCCATGAAGTAAAAGGCAAGTAGTCTATACCAGCACTACGAATAGAACTAAGTCCACTCTCTCCTGATATAATAAAACCTTTGCCATAATGCTTTTGATAGTGAATGAATTGAGTGGTCTTGCCCCACCCATGATGACCATATAACAAAGTCTTTCTAAAAGAAGTTGTTTGGTCGGAAGTATTCAGAGGTTTAAACATTACGCAATACCTCCACTCTTAACGACAATCTTTGTTGCACCTGGCTTCCTTGTCAAAGCTGGTAACAATTTATTTTGCTCGTCGTCTGTTAAAGTCTTCCACTTACGTCTGTCAATAGAGTAAGTCTTCTTTATAAAGTCAGGCATAGCGTCAGGGCTTTGGTATATCTCAACCAAAACTTCTTTGTCCCAACTCCATCGCTCTTGTCGGTTAATAGTAATTAGGTAAGAGCCAGCTTGTTTGCTTTGTTCTCCAGTATCTTGAGAGAACTCTGCCTCAATTTGGTTCTTTAACCTATCACGTTTCTCTTCCAAGTCTTCTATCTGTTTCGTTAACGACTTGAAATCTTCGGCTATCTTAGCAAGACCACCTTGCTCCGAAGCCTTTTCAAAATCTTCCCATGTTTCCATAGTATTAGTCTCCGTAATAGTTAATTTGACTGTATTATATATATGACAAGTTATCTGGCAACAACTAATATTTGTCTTAAATGTG